ACTGGACCTCGATCAATTTTTAAGGCTGAGATGCGTGATAATGTTATTGAGGGAGGGCCAAAGGATGCGGTTGCTGAGTTTGCTCGACAGAATCCTGACAACATTCCCCCTTTCATGCAACAATTACTTCGAGATTGGAATAAAAAACCACAAGAAATTACAGCGACTGGACCTACGCAAACTAATGACCAGTACATACAATCAACGGTAAGTCGTTTCATGGCCAATTTGGAGAAAAAAATGTAGTATGAAATAAAAACTGGAGAATTTATGTTGAAAAGCAAAGAATATACGATAAACTACGCCCCTATTCCATGGAAAAGAGCCGGTAGAAACGGCAAAAGATTCTACGACAGACAGATCGATGATAAAACTCATACTGGACTTCATCTAGCGCAGCAACACGGCGATGATCCTAAGTTTTTAAAACCGGTCGAAGTTGAACTTGTTTTTCATATGCCTATTCCAAAGTCTGTTGGAAAAAGAAAAAAGACGAGTTGGTATTCAAGCACTCCCGATATTGATAACCTTCAAAAGTTCATATTTGATGCAATAACTGGAACTGGAGTTATCTGGAAAGATGATTGCATAATATGCTCATTGAATTGTAAGAAGGTGTACGATCATAATCCCAGAACTTTTATAAAGATAACGGAGCTCGAATGAAAGTCAAAGGCGCAATAACGTCTAGTATAATTTCTTCACAATTGACAGGAAAGAAATCTTCTAAAGATAGCAACGAACCAGAGCCGTTATCAAATAAACGGAGCTGGGCTGATACTCTCTTTAATTCTGCCCTTTCTTTCTTTCCTGGAAAAGATGAATGGAGAAAGAGACTTATTTATTCAATGTTCGAATGGTTTGATAAGCCTGAACATTTACTAATAGAACAATTCTACCTTCACCACAAGATCCCAAGAAGTACTTTTTATGAATGGAGAGATCTTTACCCTGACTTAAAACAGGCCCTTGAAGATGTGAAGATTTTTATAGGAGCTAAGCGTCGACTGGGAGCTATGACCTTCAAGCTTCATTATGCATCTGCTTATAGAGATATGCACTGTTATGATAGCGAGTGGGCAAAGTCTGTTGATGAATATCATTCTAAGCTCAAGGCCTTTGAAAAAGATGATGGCTCTTCTTCTGGAACTCAATACATTGTTGTTAATACGACAGGAAAGAAACTGAATGAATGAATTTACTACTCTTCTTGAAAACTTAAAATTTATTGTGAATTTAACTCGTGATACGGCATATGAGACGGAGGCCACAGCTGAAATTTACGGTAGAATGCGTGAAGACATAGGTGAAACAATGTTCGTTACGTACCCGCTCTCTGACGATGGAATTCACACTAATTTTAAGATGAAAATAAAAATTAAAGAACGACAAATTAACGAATGATAAGTAAACAATATCGAGTGTAAATTGGATATGAAGTGAACGTCGAGACCCAAATCGAATTAAACAAATTCTGCGCACGTCCTTACCAACAAGATATCCTTGATGCTCTCGACAAAGGATATAAAAAAATCCTAATAGTACTTCCTAGGCGTTCGGGTAAAGATCTCACTTGCTGGAATATTGCTATACATCAATGCATAAGGAAGGTATGTTTAGTCCAGTATATCCTTCCTACATTCGGGCAGGCCAGAAGATCTATATGGGAAGCAATAGATTCTAATGGAAATTCATTTCTTTCCTACATACCTAGGCAGTTAATTTCTAAAGTTAACTCCGCTGACATGAAAGTGGTCTTTTCTAATGGAAGCATCTTACAGTGCGTGGGCGGTGATACTCACGATACTTCTATTCGCGGCACCAATCCGTTTATGGTGGTGCTATCGGAATATGCCTATATGCAATCAGAAGAGGTCTATAACACGATTCGCCCCATCCTCGCCGCCAACGGTGGATCAGTATTAGTAAATTCAACCCCTCGCGGTAAGAATTTCTTCTGGCATATGTTTAATATCGCTCAAGAACTTCCAGAGTGGTTTGTGATGCTCAAAACTGTTGATGATATAGCTCATATTCCCGTCGAATCTTTAAATCAAGAACGGACCCAGATGAGTCCTGAACTATTTGCTCAGGAATACATGTGTTCTTTTACCCGTGGTGTTCAAGGAGCGATTTTTGGCACGTGTCTTGAAGATATTAAACGCAAGGGACAAATAACATCTGTCGCATGGGAACCTGGTCTTCTTGTTCATGTAGCTATTGATATTGGAGTTAATGATGCTACCACTATAATCTTCTTTCAGGTTGTAGGAGAGGGAACTATTATCCGAATAATCGATTGTTATTCTAATAATAATGTTGGACTTGATCATTATGCCCATCATATTCAACAGAAACCGTATAGGTATGGTAAATACTTTGCTCCGCATGATTTAAAGGTTAGAGAATGGGGTGGGGGTGCCATAACTAGATATGAGAAAGCACGGCAGTTGGATCTCAAATTCGACATACTTGATCAGATTGATATTGGTGATAGTATTGAAAATGTAATGACGCACTTTCCTAAGTTTTGGATTGATGCCGAAAATTGTAGATCATTGGTTAATGCGATAGAAAACTACTATCGAGAATGGGATGAGAAGCGCCAGATCTATAATCCTAAGCCAGCAAAAGGGTGGGCAAATCATTACTGCGATGCGCTAAGATATATGTGCCAAGCTATTCATAAAACTAAGAAAGGATTAACTGCTGATGAATTCAATAGAAAACGTGCTGAAATACTTTACGGCAATCAAAAGTTTAGTACTCCAATTTTTAACGAGTACTTTGACAAAAATAGGTAATTTTTTTAGTTAGTACCACCAAAAAATGGGAATTATGTATGCCGTCTCCGAAAACCAAAAAATCAATCTATTTTGAAGATATACCCGTTTCCGATAAAAGAATAAACAGACTTGAAGTACACTTACAAGAAACTGTTAATCTTCTTGTTGATACACGCATAGAACTCAAAAATTTAACTGAAGAAGTAATGGCTCTAAAGGCTGAATATAAAAGACCTCTATCAATGTAATCTTAAAAGGAGATCATCGATGAATGCCATATCTTATATATGTTCTACAATTATTTTATCTATATGTATTGGTAAATTGAAAAATTGGAGTGTTATTAAGCCCCGCAAGTCATAGTCGTTTGACTATCGCCCTGAATCACACGGATTTGAATTGCATACTACTGATGAGCTAAGCATGTCGCATATAGAAGGATCATGGTGAACCATGCGTCCAAAACATCTAAAGCAAAACATGTAGTAGTCTCTACTGAATAATAAAAAAGTGTGCCATAAATTAGATGTCGATCTATCCTTCATTCTAGAAGGATATTTTACTTGAGAAGCATTTGTGATAAATGTTTTGAACTCCATTTCAGTTATTTCTGCCTGCTCTACAGTTACTCCATAATCGCTTATATACTTTTTTAGTACCTTTTCCATAGGGTAATTATAAACTCTGTCATAATCGATATGGGTATTAGTGAATATTGAATACTCATTTACTATAGTTTTTTGAGCGATGGTAGCTTTCTTTTCAGTCATCAGCTTCTCTATTAATGTAGGAGTGAATGAATGCAATTGTCCAATATTTCCTTCTTTTTCCATGCACACGCATGTCATCATGAAAAAGAGTGATATAAAAATTAATATTCTCATTATTACCTCTAAAATAAAATTTCCCATTATCCAAAATAAGGATCAGCTTACTTGAATAATGGGTGAGGTAACAAATGAATCAGATAAGTTATTCATTGGTTACTATGTCGTAGTCATTTTTTCTTTTCGTGAATCTCTAATATACCAATAGATACAAAATCCTGCAGAACCACTAATAAGAACCGTTCCTGTTAAAAAAGTGCCCTTAAGTATGTCTTCAGTAAATTTTGCCATATAAGGCACATGCATAGAATGTAGAGATGAAAAACAGAGGATAAATATGAGAGGGATTTTTGTCATGGGATTTATAAAAACGTAATCAGTTATGGAGAGGTTCTAATTAATGGAATATCTTGAAAGTTATCGAGTATCATAGCCCATTCACTGTTAGCTATAGGAATATTTTTTTTGTATTTTAACACAGCGATTGAAAAAAGTATTTGATCAGAGGTTGCATCGGGCAATAGGCCAGCTTCGACTAAAATGTGTAGGGAATCTATTTTATTTATCCTATCCGGATAAGCCTTTTTCAGATCTGACCAAAAGGTAGCATTGATCTGAACGATTATTATTAATAAAAATATAGGTAGATATTTGATAGGCATTACGCACTCTCCTTTTAAAGTATATTAATTTTGATTTTGTTGTTGTGCGAGTCTTCTATGTAACTCATCTCTGTATATGGTTTCACCGTATTCAGTAGAAGCTAGCTCTATTAACGTGTCCATATCTAACTCCATAGCTCTTTGAGTTAACCTTTCGAATCTGCTTTTTTCGTATTCCTCGTTGAGTTGCTTAGCTCTTTCAGGGGATACGCCATTACCCTTTTTTATATTTTCGACATAATTCTTCTCGCAAAGAGAGTTGGAATTATATAGCCGAGTATAAATATCGTCCTTTGTTTTTTCTACCCCATTTTTAACAAAATATACAGCTGTTGCCCCTGCGGCAGTATAAGCAGCTCCCTTTGCTCCATTTTTGATGACAGTTGCCGCCATTTTTTTCACTTCGAAACCTTTTTTATTGGGAGAGGGCATCGATGAAATTTCGCTTACTATATCTTCAGCTTCCTGTCGAAGAGATGAGTTTCCGTCCATTAAAGCTTGGCCGTCTAATTTCTTAGATTTTTCATAATCATAATAACCATCCATCACGCAATTATTTGGAGAGTCTTTTGGATAAAGTTCGGTCTCAATGGTCGATTGTCTATATCCTAGATGAATCATACTTATTATGTTATCTGGATCATCTATATCACCAAAACTATCTCTTCTTAATCCAAATCGTCCGCTTGATGATCGATCTATATGTGATGAATTGTTACCATAAGCATTGAAAGCTTCTTTTATGATAGGTATTGGGGAATTGTTATAGGATGTACAGGTACTTTCAGTACTCAAATCCGGATTCATAAAGCGACCTAATTTCCTGCTCATTTTTTGAAATAGAGATTCCTTAGCGGGTTTAGATTCTTCACTCTCATTTATTTGGCATATAGTAATAAGATCTTCCGATGAATGACCTATGAATTCAACTGTGCTAGAAACTTCTGGCTTATACTCTTCTCTTTTTTCTTCTTTGGTATCGTTTGAAGAATTATATCTCCCTTCTACCATATCTATATCAGATGAATTGTAGTGATAATGATTATCATCTTTATTTGAAGATGCAAGAGTGCTCAGAGCTGTTGATCCTACAGCTGTAGCCAATCCTGGAACTACTGGAGGCATTTGCGACGCAGTCTTTGCCGCATTTACGAAAATATTGCCCCAAAATCCCATGGCATATAATTGCCCAGAAGATAAAAGGAGCATTAAAAATAGAGGTGAGAAATTTGTGAAATGTTTCACGAAGACCCTTTTGGTTATGATAAAAAAACACGACTTACTTCTTTTCATATTAACTAAATAACTAATCATGTCAACTCGTATCAATTAATTACAAAACATTACATTTCCACGTAGCATTATTGATCATACACAAAAGATTTCTGCTGGTTTTATTTGATATTTATATATTATTCTACCAATCAAGTAGCTTGTTTTCGTATGTCTGTATAAAAAAGGCAGATAATAATGTTGATACGGGCCCCTGAAAGCCTTTCAAATGATCATTCAGCTATCCGAAATAAGATGGATAATGATTACACAAATAATCTTTCTTTGTGGTCTATTTCATGGACTCAAGGAAACATAGACGTTCGATTAGAGGCGGGCGATCCAAGTTTAATTTCCAATTTGAATAATAATATTCTTGGTAATGGATCTAACTCGTACTATTTCAACCGAGTTCGCCCTATATGCAATGCCATTTCTGGTCAGCAAAGAGCAAATCGTAAGAGCACTGTTGTAGTTCCCATGGAGAATGGGGATCAAGAAACAGCCGATCAATTTACCAAGATACTTTTACACATATATAAAAAAGAAAATGTGTACGAAACTATCTCTGAAGCATTTCATCAAGGTGCATGTATAACAGGAATGAATCTCTTACAGGTATATTTGGACTTTACCAATGATCCCCTTAATGGTGACATCAAGGTAGATAATCTTGCCTACAATGAATTCATGATAGATCCCTATTTTAGAAAACCAGATCTATCAGATGCTTCATTTATATGGCGCAGGTCTTTTATGACCCATTCAGCTGCCGCAGCAATTATGCCGGCAGATCAATATGATAATATAATGGCTCTTCAGGGAAGTCCTACTTCAGCATCTCATGACGGCCGTTTTCAGTACATGCCTGAAGCTTTTGGTTATTACCAAGGCAATCGTGTTTCATATGACGAATATTGGTACAGAGATTACCGTAAAGCTAAGATCCTATACGACAAAATAACTGGTGAAACTCTTGATGTTAGTCGTAACGAAAAATTGGAATTGGAGTCATTTATAAAAGATAATCCTCAGGTTGATGTTATAGAAAAAACAGTCCCTACAGTTCGCTTGGCAATAAGGATTCAAGATAAGGTATTTTATGATGGTGAAAATCCCCTTGGAATAGATAATTTCCCATTCATTCCATTTATAGGATTTTATAACAAGTCTATGCCTTACATGTATCAGAGGATCCAGGGGGTTTGTAGGAGTCTTCGTGATCCAAGTTTCTTATTCAATCGTCGAGTTATACTTTCAGCCGATTTGCTTGAGTCACAAGTCAACTCTGGATGGATTTTCAAAGAAAATGCTGTTCTTGATCAGGCTCATTTGTATCAGACCGGACAGGGAAGAACTATTCCTCTCAAAGAGGATGCTCAAATGACTGATATTCAGCAGATAACTCCACCGCAGATTCCACCTTCATTTTTCGAATTACAGGACACTTTCAATAAGGAATTGTACCACTGTGCAGGACTTTCCGAAGAGAACCTTGGAAAGATTGTAGAGGATGACGCATCTGGATACCTTTCTGCTATACGACAAAATGCAGGGTGGATTTCTCAGAAGCCTATATTTGATCGATTAGATTTGTCTCAAAATATGCTTGGAGAACGTATAATGCAAGTCATACAAGCTAACTATACTCCAGGGAAAATTAAAAGAATTCTAGAAGGGCAAGAGCCTGCACCTTTATTTTATAACAAGGCATTTGGTAAATACCATTGCATGGTTGAGTCTGGGTTTAACACTGAATCGCAACGACAAATGGAATTCGCGCAGCTACTAAAACTTAAAGAAATAGGCGTACAAATTCCTGATTCTGTCCTTGTAGATAAGGCAACTTTGCAAGGTAAAAATGACCTTGTTAAGAAGATGGAAGAATCTTCACAACAACAACAACAGATGCAACAGCAACAAATGCAGATTCAAATGCAAGAGATTAAGGCCCGCGCAGAATTATCTCACGCTAGATCTGAAGCTGATCGTGGCCTTGCGTATGAGCGAATATCCCGAGTGAAGAGAATCATGCATTGGCTCAAAAAACAACTTGCTGAATCTAATAAAGAAGATGAACTAGCGTTGCTCAATAAAGTTAAGATTCTTAAAGAACTTGAGACTATAGACTTATCACACTTGCAGACTTTGATAAATCTGTCTAATACTATGAAACAGGCAGAGCAGGCAAGCGTTAAACCAGTAGAGCCTTTAAAACAAAGTGAAACTGCAGTAGCTGAAGGATCGGCTGCTCAACCACAAGGATGAATGTAATGTTACTATGCGGTCATGCTGA